TAACCAGCCTGCTTGCCGGGCTCCTGAGTGAGCTCGTTCCAGATGTGCAGCCAATCACCGTAGTGCTTGTCAATGCGCTGACCACCGATCTCAATCTCGACGTAGTCGATGAGGTTGTGGCCGATCCAGTTCAACCAGCGGAACTGAGCACCCGAGCCATCGGATGGCTGCAGAGCCACCTGAGGCAGAGTCGCCTGCAGGTACAGACGGTGAATCAAATCACCATTGCGCTGAATGGTGCAGGTCACCTTCTTGCCGAAGTTCGGAGCACCGTTGAATGGGTTCTCAATGGACTCCATGGCAAAGTTGGTGTGACGACGGTACACCACTTTAAAAAATGTGATCTGCGGGTTACCCGTCAAGTAAACGTCTTGGGCACCATAGGCCACTAGCTGCATAAGACCGCCTCCCGTCATCGAATTTCGCTTATACTTAAAGAATAGAAAATATTTTAATAGGTTACACACGCACACCCTCGCCGGAGACCCCCTCCGCCTAAAATTAATTTGCCGGAGCCTTACACTATATGCCAATAAATTAAGATTCCCAACGATGGCCGCAGAGAAACCTAAGTATCCACGCAAGAAGTGTGCGCATCACAAGTATCCCTACACCTGTATTACGTGTAAAGGGGCCGGGAGATGTGAACACAAAAAGGTACGTAGTGGCTGTAAGCTGTGTAAGCTGTGTAAGGTGAGTATGATGGAGCAAACATCTACAAACACGGGAAACGAACAACACGGTGCGTGGAATGCAAAGGGGGCATTTGCCTACATCAGACGCTAGGTAGTCATTGTATAGAATGTGGGATGTCCCCCTAAGGAGCATTTAAATACCCCCCGCACCTTACGACTAACTTCTTGGGCGGTATGGGCGACAATGTGTTTTTTAAAGTGAAAACCACAAAGCGTAGCAATCCGGAAGCGCGTACCACGCTGGATGCCATCCATCAACAGAAAATACAGACGATGCGTAATGACCAGCAGAATGTACAACGCTATAAGGACCAACTGGCAGAATGGAAAAAGAAAATCGCAGCCACTACTTCGGACATGGAGCGATGGAGATGGGAGCGGGAGGCCGAAGCACTTCAAAAGAAAATTACCTCCATTGAGGATGGTTCTGAACTCATGGATTATTACCTGCGAACCGGCGACATCCTGTATCAGTATTATGACATTCAGGACCAAATCCAACAAGGAACCATGAGTTATCGTTCCAATCGTGCCAAACCAGGTTCCATTCTTGCCCTATTGGAGGAAGTGGCGGAAGAGGAGAAACGAGAGAAAAATCAGGCCTCCCAAGACAAGGCTCATCCTGCCCCTGCCGCCCCTGAAGAGAAAAAGGCGTATGTCCCGCCTGAACAAAAGAGTCTACATCGTAACCAGCTCCTCAATGAATACTTACAGAAAGAGGACCCCTCCATGGTTCGTTCTACCAATGATATGTACGAGGACCCCTGGACGATTTGCTCCAAATGTAACAGCGAGATGATTATGTGTCTGAATGAAGCCAATCTGACCTGCTCCAAATGTGGCTATCAAGAGTTTATTTTGGTGGATTCGGACAAACCCTCTTACAAGGACCCGCCCCGTGAAGTGTCGTATTATGCGTACAAGAAGATTAATCATTTTAACGAATGGTTGGCCCAATTCCAAGCCAAAGAGAGCACAGAAATCCCACAGGAAATCTATGATGCAATCCTCATTCAATTGAAGAAAGAGCGTATTACGAACATGAGCTCTTTGAAACCCACCAAGTTGCGTGAGATTCTGAGGAAGATGAAATGCTCCAAGTATTACGAGCACATTCCTCATATCATCAATCGCCTGAACGGTCAGAATGCGCCCTTTATGTCCCGAGAAGACGAAGAAAAACTTCGTCATATGTTCCGTGAAATTCAACCGTCATTTAAGAAGCATTGTCCAAAGGGTCGTCGTAATTTCCTGTCATATGGTTATGTCCTCTACAAGTTCTGTGAGCTTCTTGAGATGGATGAATACTTGGCCTGCTTTCCCTTATTGAAGAACCGTGATAAACTGTATTTACAGGATAAAACATGGGAACTCATCTGCCGTGACCAATCATGGCAATATATTCCTACGTGTAACTAGAATGGCATCCCTCCTCACTTCGGAACTCCTGACTGGATTTGTGATAAAACAGCTTGGATCTCTCTTTACTTCTACCTTACATCGTACCGTTACTCCGTCCTCGGCAGATGAGGAAGAAAAGGAATTAGACCGCTTACAGGTAGAACGCTTACTCAAATGGATGGAACTGGTATTTGACGACAATGAATCGTCTGCCTTTTCCGAAACCCATGCAGCCTATCACCAAGAACTGAATAGTATTTATCGTACCATTCGTTCCGACTATACACAATACAAACGCTGGAAGGCCTACAATCAATCCATTTGGCTCTTCTCCTCGTATCGGATGTACGACACGAAGGGATTAGCAAAGAAACTGTTGAGTGATATCCGTTTGTTTAAGGAGGGCTTGTCCCTGTGGATGATGGTGAGGGAGTAAATCCTGCCTTCTATCGTCTGCGACTCTCTGCCTGCTTTTTTCGGCGTGTGCGCCCCTCCTGCCTTCGGCGAGTGCCCCCCATCACCTGTGAGGCGAGTTGCTCCATCCGAATACCGCCACGAATCCACGTCAAAGAGACTCTTTCCAGTCCTCTCCATTGGCACACCAAAACCCCATCGGTTTGCCCCATAATTGTAATAGGTTTCGTTGTTTCTGTGTTATGTTTTGGAAGTCCATTATCCTCTCTTTAGAGGAATGAACCAGCGTACGTGCGGATAGACTCACCATCTATGGAGGGGGAATCGTATGGGGAGACTCTCTACAAGCTGAACACCTATACCTAGTATGGGGCCTAAAATTGAACCAATAGAAGAGAAGTAGAGAAAATCAAAGAGGATGTGTTCTCCGTCTTCCAAAAAGTTGTGTGGTTCTACCACTTGTGGGGTATGCTTGCCAAGGTCATTTGCGTCTCATCCTCGAGCCACCGAATGGAGTACGAAAAATTCAAAGAAACCAGCGGAGGTTCATTTGAACAGCAATAAGAAGTTCTGGTTTGATTGTAAGACGTGCGGACACGAACTGGAACTTCTATTAAAAAACATCAATTGTGGCGGATGGTGTGCGTATTGTAACCGAGGCAGACTGTGTGATTCGGAGGAGTGTGCCTTTTGCCTTCCCCGTTCGATGGCGTCGCATCCGATGGGTCAGATGTGGTCCAACCGAAATCGGTTGTCGGCACGAGAGGTTTCACGGGGAAATGATAAGAAGTTCTGGTTTCGCTGTACGACCTGCCAACACGAATACGATTCGGTGCCCTATTCGATGACAGAAGAACGTTCCTATTGTCCGTATTGTACGCATCAGAGACTTTGCGAGGAGGAGTGTAAGATGTGCGACGAGAGGTCCTGTGCTTCCCATGAGCGTATGAGTGCGGAGTGGTCGGCCTCGAATCCGAAAACGGCTCGTCAGGTCTTCTTACAGTCCAATAAACAGGTAGACTTTGTGTGTCGTGAGTGTCATCATTCGTTTCGTACCGCACCCAATCAATATGTTCGGAATGGAGGGGCGTGTCCGTATTGTGCTCATCAGAAACTATGTACAGCCGAGGAGTGTGCGAGTTGTTTTGAGAACTCCTTCGCCTCTCATCCTCGTATGGCGTGCTGGAGTCCCAAGAATGAACTGAATCCGCGGATGACGTTTAAGGGTTCTGACAAACGGGCCATCTTTGTATGCGATGTGTGTTCGTCCGAGTTTGATTCCAAGTTGTGTAATATTCTATCTGGATACTTTTGTGGATATTGTGTCCGAAAGTCAGAAAAGAAAGTCCTCGCCTTCCTCCGATCTGAATCTCCCAAATGGAAGACACAGCTTCGCTATGACTGGTGTCGCTTCTCAGAAACGAACAATGTGATGCCGTTTGACTTTGGGTTGGAAGAGGAGAAGGTGCTCATTGAGCTGGATGGGATTCAACACTTTGAACAGGTCTCCAATTGGCGATGCCATAAGGAGATACGAGAGAAAGATGTAGAAAAGATCCGAAAGGCAATGAAGGCAGGCTATTCGGTCATTCATCTCTAT